TTAGTTTTTGGAGCACATCGTTTATTCGTGGAACTACTTTGGATAATTCAATCATTATTGTTGATGAATTCCAAAATCTTAATTTTCACGAATTAGATTCTATTATCACTCGTGTTGGTGAAAATTCTAAAATTATGTTCTGTGGTGATGCAACTCAGTCCGATTTAATCAGAACGAATGAAAAGAATGGGATTGTTGATTTTATGAAAGTTCTTCGTATAATGCCATCAATTGATATTATTGAATTTGGAGTTGAAGATATTGTTCGTTCTGGATTAGTCAAAGAATATATTCTTGCAAAAATGGAAGTAGGTGTATGAGTTTTATTCATCATAATTTTTTAGGTGATCTTGAATTAGAAAAGAAAGAACAAAACGGCATCCGTCTGTATCATCTTCCTGATGGTCAGTGGGTGCCTTCTATCACTTCTGTAACGTCTTTCTACAATAGACAGATTTTTGTGAAGTGGAGAGAACGTGTTGGTCTTGAAGAAGCAAATCGTATTACTAAAAGAGCAACAGCACGAGGGACTGATTTTCACCAAGTTTGTCAGGACTATCTTGAAAACAAAGAACTGAACTGGAATGATTATCAACCCCTGACAAAGTTTATGTTTTATCACCTCAAACCAGAACTTGATAAGATAAATAATATACACGCAATTGAAAGAACTTTATATTCACAGTACTACGGGCTTGCAGGACGAGTTGATTGTATTGCTGAATATGAAGGAGAACTTGCGGTCATTGACTTTAAAACTTCAGACAAAATTAAACCAGAAGAGTGGATTGAAAACTATTTCGTTCAAGAAATGTTTTATGCAGCAGCTTATTATGAACTGACGGAAAAACCAATTAAAAAACTGATTACTTTGATGGTCACTCCTGGTGGTGAAGTTAAAGTATTTGACAAAAGAAACAAAGGGGATTATATTAAGTTACTAGTCCGATATATCAAAGAATTTGTACATCACAATACTGGATCAGATGGAGAATGAATTAGAAAAAGCATTAGAAAGTAAGTTCTTTTGTCCATCAAAATTTGCTCAAGAAATTGAATCTCTGGTTCATACCAATGAGGATATGAATTATATTGATGCAATTATTCACTTCTGTGAAAAGAATAGCATTGATGTAGAATCTGTTCCTAAATTGATCTCTAAGCCATTGAAAGAGAAAATCAAGTATGAAGCAATGGAACTTAACTTTCTTAAAAAAACTTCCCGTGCTAGATTAGTTTTTTGAATGATGCCTTTTGATGTATATCGTGAATATCTTGCGTTAAAAAATCACTTTACAAAAGATAGTTATGACTACTTTAAGTATTGTGGTAAAAGTCGTGCAACGGTTCAATCTTTTTACAAACGCAAAGATCGTTTTTGGTTTGAAAAAGTAGCACGTCAAAAAACAGATCAAGAAGTTGTAGAGTTCTTTGTATCAAACTTTATTACCTGCACTGATCCAAGTAAACTTTGGATTGGTGAAATGATCCGAGAAGGTGATAGAAGATATGAAGACTGGAAAAAGAAAAATCAATCACTTTCCTATGTCTTTAAACAAGAAACGCAAAGTTTCTTTGAAGATAAAAAAGTAGATGAAGTCTTTAAGTGTTCTAAAGGTCATCCACCAGTTCTTAAAAATTTCCTGAACGGGAACATTAGTCTTGAAACACTAGTCATTTATGATAGAATATTCCTGTTCGGGAAAAACTTTGATAAGAAACTTAAAGATCCTGTGTGGGAATCTGTAAGTATGAAGATGAAAAAGTATTCTCCTTTCCTACATATTGATGTGCAACGTTATAAACATATTTTAAAAGAAATTATTTTGGGGGATAAATGAGTTTCTTTAAATCTGAAGTCGTCCGTGCTGAGATGGCAGAAATTAGTGAGTTGCAGGAAGACGTTTATCGTAATGTCTTTAAGTTCTCTACAATGTCAAAAGAAGAAAAACTTAATCACGTCAAAGTTCTTGAAAAACTTCTTGAAAAACAGAAAGTTCTTTATACTAGATTAAGTTTATCTGATGATCCTGAAGCAGTTGAAATGAAAGAACGCATTACGCAATCTGCAACAATGATGGGACTCCCCCAAAATGTTGATATGAATATCATTTTGAATAATATGTCCAAAATGCTTGAAGTGATGAAACAGCAAATTGACAAAACAGGTTCCGACCTGTAGAATAACGAAGTACACAAAAGCCAAATCTGTACAAATACGAGGTAATCTAATGTCTTTTAAAGATCTTAAGAAACAATCTTCTCTGGGTTCTCTTACACAGAAACTAGTAAAAGAAGTAGAGAAGATGAGTACAACTTCTGGAGGCACTGATGAACGTCTCTGGAAACCTGAAGTGGATAAAACTGGTAACGGTTTTGCCGTGATCCGTTTTCTCCCTGCACCCGAAGGTGAAGAACTTCCCTGGGCAAAAATGTATTCTCACGCCTTCCAAGGTCCTGGTGGTTGGTACATTGAGAATAGTCTGACTACAATCGGTCAGAAAGATCCCCTTGGAGAACACAATCGTGAACTTTGGAACAGTGGAACTGAAGCAAACAAAGAAACTGTTCGTAAGCAAAAGCGTAAACTGTCTTACTATAGCAACATCTATGTTGTAAAGGACCCCACTAATCCTACTAATGAAGGTAAAGTCTTCCTGTTTAAGTATGGTAAGAAAATCTTTGATAAGATTATGGAAGCAATGCAACCTGAGTTTGAGGATGAAACTCCTATTAATCCTTTTGATTTCTGGCAGGGTGCAAACTTCAAACTGAAGATTGTGAAGAAGGATGGTTATTGGAACTACGACAAGTCTGAGTTTGGTTCTGTGGAACCTCTGCTGGACGATGATGATGCTCTGGAAGCAATCTGGAAGAAAGAGTATTCTCTTGCTGCTGTGACTGCTCCCGATCAATTCAAGTCTTATGAAGAACTTGAGAAACGTCTGAATTATGTTCTTGGACAGAAAGGTTCTTCTCGTTCTTCTGTTGAAGAAGAAACTGAGTATGATGATTATTCGGAGAACAATGTTGAGAGTGCTGTTGTAAAGGAACTTGAAGAGTCCTATGCTCGTTCTAAGTCCCCTTCACTTCCCGTTGTCACCAAAGAGGTGGATGACGATGAAGATGATGCTCTTGCATATTTCTCTCGTCTTGCTGACGAATGATTAAGAGTAAAGTTTAATATTATCTCCTCTCTTAAGGTCCTCACTAACATACTGTGAGGACCCTTTTTTATAAGGCATAATTTCGTCCATATCATTCAAAACAACATTTAAGTATTGGGATTTTAAAACAAAAATATTTCTTTTATCGTTTTCTAGTTTTTCTTCATATTCATAGTTTGTGACTGGAACTGCTATATTTCCACTATCAACTTGTTGATCAATAAAATAATCATAAAAACTTATAGAGTATGGTGATGAAACTTGAAGTCCTCCAGGAACAATAATTACATCTTGACTATTTTTAATTTCTGTTGTTTCGTAATGATGAATACCTCCATATAGAGTTTCATAATCTCCGTATTTGGATAGTATCAAATCATCAAATTGTTGTTGAGGTAATGGCCATTCTGTTTGAATATTTACGATATTGTTGCATAAAAGAATCACCCAATCTAAACTGGAGTCTTGATAAACTTCATATGCTACATTATCTGGACGATCATTACCTTTGATCTGATACTTGGTGAAGAATGCTAAGTTTTGAAAAATATCTTCTCTTAATTTTCCTTTCTTGAATAGATTTTTAAGAGGAGCATAGTCTCCAATCTTAGCATCTGGAAGTCTGCTAACGTATTCAAAGTTTGGAACTTGGCGGAAGTAACTTGGCATTTTAGTAACCTATGTTGGTGTATCCACTACCATAATCATCATCATAAATTGGCTCAAGTTCTTGGAAAGTTAAATCAAGTTGGTATGAAACCATTGCTCCATCTTCAAAGGACATATATGTTGCTTCTGGAGTGTAATTTACATTACAATTTGTTAATGCACACTCTTTAAATTTATTTAAGTATGGATGATCTTTGTTTTTAAAAATATAAGAAATTGCAAAGGTATGTGGTGTTTGTAATAAAAATGAAGAAGTAGATCTTTTTACCGACATTGCTTGTTTAAAATTTCTAATAATTTTTCTAACTATTTCTGCTTCAGTTTTTGAACGTGGTGATAATTTAAAACTAAAGGAAAACTGACGAAGGCCTGGAGAATTAAAAAGTAATTCTAAGTTTGGATTTATGATGGTTCCAAACTGTCTTTGCATTAAATTACCTTGCCCAATAGCACTTTCTGTTAATTTTGATATAAATGCAGTTCTAACTCCACTGCCTGGTTTTGTAGCTGCTTCAGCTGATTTTTTTGCTTCTTCTGCAAAATTTCCTCCCATTATCCCAGTTTGTGCAAGATTACCAAATGCTTGTTGAATATCATTTAATTCTGATGATGACCATACAACTTGATTTGAATCTTGAATTCCTCCTGGTATTGGTAACACTATCGTTGCTAATCTCTGTCTTTCTTTAATTAAAGGTACTCCATTTTCAAGAATTACTCTTCTCAAGTTTGGATCTTGTGAACCAAAAGGTCTTAATCCAGATTGTTGATATTTTACAATTGAGAATTTGATACAATCTTGATATTCTAATTTTAATCCTTCAGGATAAATTACATCGTCATATTTTTGTCTTTGATTTTTTTCTATACTTTCTCTTTCTCCCTCAAAAAATTTTCTATCTTCATTGGTTATTGGGTCTCCTGTTTCTGTTGATGTTGCTGCATTAGAAGACCCTGATACTGCTTTAGTTTGTTCTGGTGTTAATCCTTCTTTTTTAGATGCAGTGTTTATTTGTTGTTGTGTAGTAGTTTTTAGTGCCCCTTCTTTAAGAGACTTTTGAGCATCTGCTCCAAAATATGTTTCTCCAGTAAAACTGTTCTTAGTAAAAGTAAAATCTCCAGTTGCGCCAGTTCTTGTTGCAGCAATTACTGGGGGATCTCCTGGTACTTGTTGATATAATATTTCTTGTTTTATTGAATTTGAATCTACCTTTCCATTTTGATCTAATGAATATGTGATCCTTGTTCTAGTATATAATTCTGTTTTTTGACTTCCAACAGGAGTTTTACTTTGATCACTGACAATTGTTTTAGTTGCCATCAAACTCTCTCCCCGTTTACAAGAGGATTAATGATCTCAATTTTTTGTAGAGTATGAGACATTTATAAGGAGTTTTTATTTATTTAGAAGGAATTTTGCATAAGGTATAGAAAGAAGTTCATCAAGTTCTTCATA